ACCGCGAGAACGCCCGTTACGGCGTGGTTGCCGACATGCGCGGCCCGCAGGACGAGATCAACCATCGCCGGTCCAAGGCTGTCCACTTCCTGCACTCGCGCCGCGTCATGGCGCAACAGGGCGCGGTGGCTGATGTAGGCCAGGCCAAGCGCGAGATTGCGCGTCCTGATGGCTGGGTCGAGGTTGTTGACCCGCAAGCGGTGCAGGTGCTGGACACGGCGCAGGAGACGACCGGCAACCTCAATATGTTGCAGGAGGCGAAAGCCGAGATTGACCTTCTCGGGCCGAACAATGCGCTTCAGGGCAAGGGCACCGAAGGCGAGAGCGGACGCGCCATCATCGCCCAGCAGCAGGCAGGGCTTGCCGAGCTTGCGCCGCTGTATGACCGGTTCAATGACTTCAAGCTGCGCGTCTACCGGGCCACATGGGCCAGGATCAAACAGTTCTGGACCTCGCCCAAATGGGTCAGGATCACTGACGACGAGCAGGCGACGCAATTCATCGGGCTGAACCAGGTGCAGGTGGACCCGATGACGGGCCAGCCGCAGGTGCAGAACGCCGTGGCGCAGATGGATGTGGACGTGATCCTTGAGACGGGACCGGACACGGTGACGCTCCAGAGCGAGGAATTCGAGCAACTGGCGCAGATCATGCCGCAGCTTGCAGCCCTGCCTCCGCCTTACGCACTGGCGCTGATCGAGGCGAGCAGCCTGCCGGCGCAGCGCAAGAAGAAGATGACGGAGCTCCTGAGCGGCCAAGGCCAGCAGCAGGACCCCGAGGCGCAGGCGATGCAGAAGCGCGCTGCCGAGGCCGAGATTGCGGGCAAGGAAGCCGAGGTTGGGCTGAAGCAGGCGCAGGCGCAGGCGACGATGTCCAAGGCGCAGCTTGATAGCCAGCTAGCCCCGCTTCAGCTCGAGATGGAACGCCAGAAGCTTGGCTCCGAGGCGGAAAGCCGTGCGCTTGAACGCGAACGCATGATGCTGGAGCGGGAAAGCTCTGACCAGGAACGCGCATTCAAAGCGCAGGAACTGACCACGAAGGCGCAGGAAAGCCAGCAGCAGCTTGAGTTCAACAGGTCGCGTGCTCAGGCCGAGGACGGCTTCCGCTCGCAGGAAATGGCGCTCAAGACCCCGCCCGAACAGCCTGAAGAAATGCCAGACCCGCGCATCGATGACCTCAGTCAGAAGCAGGATGCGGTTCTGCAAGGCCTGGAACAGCTCGCGCAGATCATGGTGAGGGGCTTTGAGGAAGTCAAAGCGGCAGCATCGTCCGAGAAGGAACTGGTCCGCGATCCGAAGACCGGCAAGGCAATGGGCGTTCGCATCAAGAAGGGGAATATCTGATGGCTGCGGGCGCATGGACAGTCTTCAACATCGCCAAGGAAAAGTTGGCGGATGGGGTCTTTGACCTCGACACGCAGACCTTCAAGATGGCGATCTGCACCAACGTGCAGGCATTGGCTGCGACGTTCGCCGGCACATCGACCGACTGCCGCTATGCGGATCTGACAGCGGAAGTCGTTGGCAGCGGCTACACGGCAGGCGGCAAGACGCTGTCCGCGACGTGGGTCAGATCGACCGGCACAGTCACATTCGATGTAGACGACCAGGCATGGACCAGCAGCACGCTGACCGACTGTAAGTACGCCGTCATCTACGCTGACAATACCAACGACGATCTGCTTTGCTTCTGCGAACTTGATACGGTGACGAACCTCTCGACGGTATCCGGGACGCTGACGGTGACGATCAACGCAAGCGGCGTGTTCACGCTGGCATAGGGGCGGCACATGGATATCTGGAGCTTCCTTCTTGGCGTGCAGGTGGGTGTTGTGGTGACGTTTTTCGCGCTGTCACTGGCGAATGCCGCACGCGAAGATGAGCCGCCGCCCAATGGCTGAAACGTGGGTCATGCATCGTATGGCTGAGATCGTGTCCCGGCGCGTGGTTGCGCCGCTGACTCCAGCCGAACTGGCGGAAGCGTTGGCGGAAGACCCTGCGTTCGTTGAGCAACAGCAGCTGCCTGAGACGATGCTTGTGGCTGTTCCCGGCGACCTCTCAGCAAGCGCGGCGCTGTCTGCTGCATCGCAGCTATGGGCTGGTGAGCGCGAGATAGTCTCGCTGACGTTCACGGGTTCGCGGGTGATGGTCGTCGAGAGGGTCTAAGCGATGGCCTTTCCAGTCGTTCAGTCCGTCACACGAGCCAACAACAACACCAACGCCACGAGCCGGAACGTCACGCTTCCGGCGACGATCAATGCTGATGACGTTCTCATTGCCCTGTTCGCCAACGATGGCGATGCGACGGTTACATGGGACAACACCACGGCGGGAACATGGACCCTGCTGTTTTCGACGGCGAGCGGGGTAGCCGCGCGCCTGACGGCGTACTGGAAAATTGCAGACGGGACTGAAGACGGCGCTGTTCTGTCTATCGACACCTCGGCCATCGAGCGTTCGGCGTGGCATATCTACCGGATCAGCGGCGCCCAGAGTGTTGAGGCTGGAACGGCGGCAACGGGCACCAGCACGGCTCCGAACTCGCCCAGCCTGACGCCAAGCTGGGGCAGCGCTGACACCACATGGCTGACGGTTTTTGCGTCTGATAACCAGACGGCGGACCCGACAGACGGCCCGACGAATTACACGACCAATGATATTTACGACGATGCCCCCAACGCGGCGGGCGTTGGTGTTGGATCGTCTTATCGCGACAACGCGGCGTCATCGGAAGACCCGGCTGCGTGGACGATTGCCGCGTCTCTGGCGTGGGTTGCCAACACCATCGCGGTGCGTCCCGATGGCGGGGCGACCGACGCCACCGCATCGCCCGGCATAGACACGCTGGTCCTGACCGGACAAGCGCCAACGGTCAGCGCAAGTTCCACGGTCAGCCCCGGCATAGACACGCTGGTGCTGACGGGGTTCGCTCCGACAGTTTCAGTTGGAACGAGCGTCACAGCATCGCCTGGCACTGGCGCGCTGGTCCTTCAGGGCTACGCGCCCAGCGTTACGGTTCCGACCAGCGTCAGCGTGACGCCGGGAACGGGCGCGCTCGTCATCACCGGCCACGCGCCGACAGTCGATAACGGGCTGTCCAGCGGCTCCAAGAGCGGCGGCGTTGCTGAAGACCCCTACTACTACAAGAAGCGCAAGAAGAAGCAGCCCGAGCCCGTCTCCAAAGGCTTCGGGGACGACTGGCAACCGCCAACGCCACGGCCGGCAATCCCGCCGCTGGCAGCGCAGCAGATCATCGCGCGCCAGGATGCAGCCTTCGCGAGAACGCAGGCCGCGATTGTCGCAGCGCTCGAGCAATACGACCGGCAACGCGCCGAGGCATTGGCCCGCGCTGCGCAGGAACAGGAAGACGAGGACGAAGCGATCCTGCTGCTGATGGCGGCGTGAAGCAAAAGGACATGAGTGATGCCTACTTATGATGTGGCGGCGGGCGGATATGCGCAGCCGGTGGTGCTGGTTGACGGCGTAACCGGCGCAACTGGTCAGAGCTGCACGGCGAGCGCGACGTTCACGCCTGCTGCCTCTTCGCACGTGGCGGGCGATTGCCACGGCGCTGCGGGAACCTTTGCGCTTGGCGCTCCGTCAGGCTGCGTATTCCGCATCACTGATGTCTCGCTGCGGATCGATGGCGGCACGATTGAGACGACAGCGTGGACGCTGCATCTCTACAACGTCACGCCGCCTTCTGCCATTGCTGACGATGCGGTATTCGATCTGCCGTCAGGTGATCGGTCGGCCTATCTGGGCTCAATTGCCATTGCGCAAGTGGTAGACCTTGGCGCAACGCTCTACATCAAATCGAGCAGTGCCAACCTTTCAACGGTCAAACTGTCAGGCACCAGCCTCTTCGGCTACCTGGTCAACGGAACCACGCTGACGCCGCAGGCTGTCGCGCACGTTGTCACCATCACCGGCACGCCGGTTTAATTTAACAAACGGGTCGCAGTCCGCTGGCTGAACGCCAAGCGACGGACCCTCACCAATGAGCAACCCGCCCTGATCAGGCGGGTTTTTTCGTACCCGCCGCCGGGGTCAATCGGGCGTCAAACAGGACGCCGCTGCTTCGGGCGATTGCGTGACGACTACGGGAAGGTCGAACGATGAGCGATGAGAAGCTGAACTTTCTGGACGCTGAAGAACCGGCAACGCCTGCGCCTGAGCCATCCGCTCCGGTCATCGAAGCCGAGAAGCCAGCCGCACCCGAGCCCGAGCCGCAAGGCGATGGAAGGGCGCGTGATCCAGAAACAGGGCGTTTCGTCCCCATCTCCGCGCTTCTAGACGAGCGCGACAAACGACAAGCCGAGACCCGCAAGCGGGAAGAACTCGAGCAACAGCTACAACGCTACCAGCAACCGCAACAACCTGAGCAAGTACCGACTGACCCTTCGGGGATCATCCAGTATGCGCTCGCTGAACAGCAGCGCATCGCCTTCAACGAACGCCTCAACACATCCGAGCTGATGGCCCGACAGGCCCATGGCGAGGACATCGTGAGCGAGGCGCAACAGGCGTTCCTTGCCGCTGTCGGTCAGAACCCGATGCTGCAACAGCAACTGCAAGGCCAGATCCATCCATACGACTTTGTCGTCAAATGGCACCGCCAGCACAAGCTGATGTCAGAGATCGGGCAAGACCCGGAAGCCTGGCGCAAGAGCGAAGCCGAGAAGATCCGCGCGCAGGTACTGGCTGAACTTCAGGGGCAAGGCGTCTCGCCGGCCCCATCGTCACAGCAACCCCCGCCGTCAGTGGTCGGAAGACCAGCGGCAGCGAGAGCAGGCTCTGTCCCCGTGGGGCCAGGCAATGCTTTCGACAACCTATTCAGAGGATAACCAATGTCAGAAGTCATGCTGGCTTCTGCTTCTGAAAAACAGAAGTGGATCAGCCAATACTACGCTGAGTACGTTCGCAATTCCGGCTTCAAGCCCTACATGGGCAAGTCGTCTTCCAGCATCATCATCGCCAAGTATGAGCTGCAGGAAGAAGCGGGAAAGACCATCAACATCCCGCTGATCACGAAACTGGTCGGCCAGGGCGTAACCGGCGCAACCTCTCTCGACGGCAACGAAGAAGAGCTTGGCAACTACAACTGCGGCATCAGCGTCGATTGGCGCAGGAACGCGGTGCGTATTCCCAAATCAACGTCCTACAAGACCGAGATCGATCTTTTCGGCGCCGCGAAAGACATGCTGCGCACATGGGAAGCGGAGAAGCTGCGTGACGATGTCATCAAGGCGATGCTCTCGGCTGTCACGACCGGCAGCACGACCGTCATCCTGGCGGATTCGAGCGCTGCGAACCGCAACGCTTACGCGGCTGCGAACGCTGACCGTCTGCTGTTCGGCAAGGTCAAGTCGAACTACTCCGCGACATGGGCAACCGCCACGGCCACACTCGACACGACCGATGACAAGTGCACGGTTGCTTCGATGTCGCTGGCAAAGCGTATCGCCAAGTCGGCTGACCCCCATATCCGCCCGTACAAGACAGCGGACGGCCGGGAATATTTCGTCGCGTTTCACGGCGCGCGGACGTTCAGGGACATCAAGGCCGACACCACGATGACGCAAGCGAACCGTGAGGCTCGCTCGCGTGAAGGCAACGGCATGGATGACAACCCGCTGTTTCAGGATGGTGACCTCCTGTTTGACGGGATCATCCACCGCGAAATCCCGGAAATCGACGACATTTCGTCAACCGGCACCTACAACCTAAACAACGCCGGCGCTTCTGGAACGACGGACGTCCGTCCGGTGTTCCTGTGCGGCGCGCAGGCTGTCGGCATCGCATGGGGCCAAGAGCCGACCCCGCGCACGGACATGCAGAAAGACTACCAGTTCCGCCCTGGCGTCGCCATCGAGGAACTGCTTGGCGTCAAGAAGCTGGCGTATAATTCAAAGCAACACGGAATGGTTTCGTGCTTTTTTGCTTCGGCCGCAGATTCGTAAGGAGCACTGAACAATGGCTGCTGAAACACTCACCGCGGTTCGCGGTGCAACGGGCTTCCCGATTGCTCACTATGCTGGCGCGGGCGTCCTTCAATGCGCTTACGGCACGTACACCATCGCAGCAGCGGTCGAAGATGGCGACATCTTCGAAATGTGCTGGGTTCCGGCCGGCGCTGTCGTTGTCGGAGGCTACTTCTACGGCGCCGACCTCGATACCGGCACGGAAACGCTGGACATGGACATCGGCTGGGCCGCTAACGGCGGCTCGGGAACGTATGACGCTGCCGACCCTGACGGGCTTGGCAATCTCGGTACGTTGACGGGCGATGTGTTCGCTGCTGGCAACGTCTCGCCGGTTGTGGGCCTGATGTATCCGCTGAGTGGCGTTCTGGCTGCGGGAACTCTCCCGCAGTTCACGAAGAAGACCAAGATCCAGATCGAAGCCAATACAGCGGGCAACGCAGGCCATACCGGCGTTGTCTCGGTGGTTGTCTGGTACGTGGTCGACCCGACGCTGGCCGTTTAATGACGGCCTTCATCTGGAAGGGTGACGATGAGGGGGGCGACGAGTTCGCCTCCCTCTACGGCGTCACGTTTTCGGCTGGCGCTCCTGTTGATGTCGGGCACCTATTGCCCTGGCAGGTAAACAAACTGCGGAACCATCCGTATTTTACGGAAGTTCCGCAGGACGCGCCGACGCCGAGAGGCAGCCGGGAACAGGACGAGCGCGCCATCATCAAGCAGCAACTCGACGACCTCGGCGCGCTCTATGACAAGCGCTGGGGCATTGAACGGCTGCGCGCGGCGCTTCAGGGCGCCACGACAGAGCCCTTGGCGGTAATCGATGGCTGACGCGACCCTTGCCGAGCTGCGCAACCGCGTGCTGCAAAAGCTCAAGGTGCTACAAGCAGGCGAGACGGCGGAAGCCGAGGACACCGCGCTGATCGAGGGGCTGATTGCCAGCGTCAACGAGAAGCTGCGCGACCTCGGCATTGCCTACTGGTCCGACAGCGCTTGCCCGCAGTCGATGCTCGAGGATCTGGCCATGTACGTGGCGTGTCATGCGGCTGACGACTACATGGACGGCGGGCAGGCCGCATCGTTCCGTCAGACCTACGAGCCGACGGCAGAACGCAACCTGCGGCGGCTGGTGTCCAGCGGCGAGCGGTTCAACAAGCCGACGCGGGCCGAGTATTTCTGATGCGCGTGCCGATGGCGACGTCTGCGGCCTCCGCTGTTGTCACGGGGCTGCCCGAGAAGCGTTGCCACAACGTCTACCGCGAGCCGCATCCGAACGACCCGCAGCGTGAGAATGTGCTGATCGAAGCGCCTGGCAGTCTCCAGCGTGCCGACTTTGCCGGCGCGTGCCGTGGGATGTGGCAGGCAGACGGCCATGCGAGCGGCAAGGTGCTGATCGCGCAGGGGACGACCCTGTCCACCTTCGCGCCGGGAACGAACGCGACGGGAAGCCTCACTGGGACCATTGCCGGGACCGACCGTGGCGACTTCGCATTTACGGAAACCGAGGGCTTTGGCCTGTTCAATGGCGGGCTGTACGTCTCGACGGGCACGGCTATCGCGGCGGTGACCGATCCGCAGTTTGCAACGCTCCTGAGCGATGCGAGCGCCACTTCGTTCACATCCGTAGATACGCTCGGCCAGCGCGGGCTGTTCACCTACAAGAACCGCTTCGGGTTCACGGCTGTCCTAGACCTCGATGACGTCACGGTGCTGAACTACTACACCGCCGAGAGTTCGCCTGACGACATCATCGCGGGCCGCGTGCTGGGCGAGTTCTACTACCTGCTGGGCTCGCAGACGATTGAAGTCTGGTCGCAGACCGGCGACAGCGCCGATCCGTTCGCCATGCAGGGAGGCATGACGCAGCAAGTGGGCTGCGCGTGCCGTGACGGCATCGTAAAAGCTGATAACAGCCTCTTCTTCGTGGACGAGGCGTTCAACGTCCGGCGCTTGGGTCAGGGCGGCTCGCCCATCGTCTCGGAGCCTTGGGTATCCGCTGCGCTGCGCAGTGCAGGCGCTGCAAACATCATCGGCAAGACGTACCAGGATCGGGGGCATATCTTTGTCAGCTACCGGACGCCGACTGCCTGCATGATCTTCGATGTTCTCACGCAGGAATGGCACACGCGCGGAACCAACCTGCAAAACTCGTGGCGCTATACCGACATCATCACGGCTGCGGGCCGCGTGTTCGTCTGCGATGGAACGGGGCAGTTTGACGAGCTGAGCCGGGACTATACGTCCGAGAGCATGGCGAACACCACGACGATGGGGACCGAGATCGTGCGCGAGTTCACAGCGCACATGAGCGGAGTTCCCGATAGCCTGCCGGTGACCACGCTGCGGCTCGAGAGCGCCAAGGGTGTCGGCGTTGCAACCGGGCAGGGTGTTGACCCCATCGTGCGGCTGCGCATCTCGACCGATGGCGGCAATACGTGGAGCAACTGGCGTGACCGCAAGCTCGGCGCGCAGGGCGTCTATGACCAGCGCACGGTCTGGCATCGCTGCGGGCGCACGAAGCTCGCGGGCATGGTGTTTCAGTTCAGCAAGTCCGACCCCGCGCCGGCGGCCTATCTGGGCGTTCTGGTCAATGAGGATCTGTGATGGCGCGGGCTCCTAATCCGCCATCGCTGGCCGTGCCTCTGGTGGACAAGGACGGGCGGCTTACAACCGAGTGGTACAAGTACCTGACCGGCGGTGCGTCATTCACGACCAACGTCAACAGCGGGGTGGCACTGGCTCAGGCTGCGGCAGCGCAGGCGCAAGCGACGGCATTGCAGGCTCAGGCTAACGCATCGCAAGCGCAGGCGACGGCAACGGGAGCGGTGGCGGGCATCGCAACGCTTGCCAGCCAGACAGCGCCTGCGGGCTTCTACGCCTCTGCAACGCCTTCCAGCGCATTCGGTGATCGTGTTGGTTCGGGAACCGCGACGACTAACGCGGTGACGGTGACGCCGACAGGCGGGACGGGGCCTTACACCTATGCGTGGGTTCTGGACTTGGCGAACTTCACAATCGGCGCGTCAACATCTGCAACGACCAGCTTTTCCGGGTTCGTGTCCATCGGCACGACCACGGAGGACATCGCAACCTGTACGGTTACCGACAGCCTCGCGGCGACGGCAAGCATATCAATCGGTGTCGCCATTTATGGCGAAGGCGTCGCGCCGTAACTTCTCTAAAATCAGGACGGCATAACCATGTGGCCTATGATAATTTCAGCACTTGGAAGCTTAGCTGGCGGATATCTGGCGGGCGAGGGCTCGCGGAAATCTGGCAAAGCGCAGCAGGACGCTGCCAACCAGACGACTGCGCTTCAGAAGCAAATCTACATGGATCAGCGGGGGCTTGCAGCTCCTGGCTACATGACGGGCGGCGCAGCCAGTAACAAGCTGGCGGCGCTCTTTGGCATCGCGCCGCAGGACTATCAGGCGGCGTATGGCGGCGGTGGGGGCGGCGCGGTCAACGGCCAGTCCGATCAGTGGTCCAGCTATCTCGCTTCAAACCCGGACGTGATGGATTACTGGAAGTCCAACGCCAAGCTGCGTGAGCAGTACCCGAACGCGAACGATTTCGCGTCGTATCACTACGCCAACTTCGGGCAGCAGGAAGGCCGGCAGCTTCCGACCAGCCAGCCCATGCAGGGCGCGGGCGGCGCGCAGCAGATGCAGGGCGGGGCAATGGGCGGCGCGTCCAACCCGCTCGCGGAGTTCTACGCCTCGCCCTATGCCAAATTGGCGACGACGATTTCTGACGGCCAGTTCGACCAGATCAAGGGCAACCTCGGCGCGGCTGGCAAGTCCATCAGCGGGGCCGCAGAGGGGCGCTATGCGAAGACGCTGGCGGGCAACACCTACGGCTCATTTCAGGACTACACGAACCAGCTGAACAGCCTTGCGGGCATGGGGCAGACCAGTTCGTCGCTCGCAAGCAGCGCGGCCGGCAACTACGGCGCGAACGCTGGGAACGCCATGATGCAGGCGGGTAATGCTCGAGCCAATGCGCTTACGTCCGCATATCAGGGCTATGGGCAAGGCCTCTCGGCGGCGGCTGGATCGCTTGGGGATATGTTCAAGAAGCCGGGAACGCCGACCTACGGCCAGCCCGGCTATGTTGATCCGTCGCGCGCTGCTTATCCCGGACAGGGTTGGGGCTGATTATGGTTGCTTACACCGCAAGAAAGAACCCGCTGGCGATGCCGACGGGTGCGCCCGCTCCTGCGCCCGCTTATGACGTCTCGGCGGATGCCTACCAGCCCGGCGCGATGTCGGCTGCGCCAATGACCGCATCACCAATGACGCCGTCCGCAGGCAGTCCGTTCTCACCGCCGCAAGGACCGCCACGCAATGCGCTTCTGGCCTCTGCGCTTGATGGCTTTCAGCGTGGCTTCGACCCGGCAGGCTTTGAGAAGCGCGAGGCGACAAACAAGGCCGCAGAAGGCGACAAGCTGAAACAGACGCTCGCGCTCATGCAGCAGCAGCGCGCGCTCCCTGAGACGCAGCGCGGCCAGTGGTGGCAACAGAACGCGCCGACCATCAGCAAGATCATCGGGCAGGACGTCTCGCAGATGCCGCTGGACGTGTCGAAGTTCAGTGACGACGCGCTAGACGGGCAGATCGCGGCGCTGTCGGCGCAGGCGGGGATTGGGCCTGTCGTGCCTGAGCCAATGAGCGCTTACGAGCAAGGAATGCTCAAGCTGAAGCAAGACGAGGACAAGCGTGCCGCCGATAAGCCGATGATCCTGAGTGCTGGCCAGCGGGGTTACAAAGACCTCGATGGAGATGGCACGCTAGACGAAGTCTTCAGCGTTCCAGGCAATGCAGACGGCTCTGATCTCAAGAATGGCGGCGTGCAGTCGATCAGGGATCTGGACGACGGGCGAATGCTTGTAACCTACAGGAACGGCACGACAGAAGTTGCCGTGGACCCGAAATCAGGCGGCCCCGCTATTGCGCGTCAGAACTTCGGCACCTTCATGGCGGGAGATGTGCCCTACATCTACAACCAGCGCACCGGCGCCCCTTCAGTAACGCAAGTGATATCGCCAGAAAATGTCGGGGCGAACGCTGCAACCGTCTCTGGCGTGACGGAGTTCTCAAAAGCGGCGACGGCCGCAAGAATTCAGCTTCCGGCCGCAGCGTCTCAGCTCACCAACATTATCGGCACAGCGGAGCAGCTTCGCGACAGTGCCGGATTTGCGGGCCTGTATGGCGGCCCTATCGAAGCTGCGGCGGGCGCTTCTGGCGCTCGCTTTGGGGCTGATGCAGATGCGCAAGCGCTTCTCGATCAGATTGGCGGCGAAGCGTTCCTTAACGCTATGGCATCGCTTAAGGGGTCGGGGCAGGTATCTGAACGTGAAGGACTTGCCGCTCAAGCGGCGCAAACCCGGTTGCGTAACTACAATCAGTCGGACAAGGCAGCGCAGAAAGCGCTTGATGACTTCATTGAGCGATCAACCAACGTGTACCTCCTTCAGATGCTGAACGCGCGAGTTCCGTTCTCTGATGAGCAGATCGCCGCACTAAGCCCGCGCCAGAAAGCGCTGGTTGCGGAGTGGGCGCGCTTTGAGGGGGCTCAGTGACCAAACATGATGTGCATCAACAGCGCAACGACGACAGCGCCGATTAGCGTGTATTGAAAATATATGTGCCCCTTGATCCGCACGTACCAGTCCTCAATCTGGTCGGCCCATAGGTGCGGATTATTCCGTGGAAGTCGCATCCTGTTGAAGGTGCTGCGGTCACTCTGGTTCGGGTCAACAAGATCGTTTGCCGGTTCGGACTGTTTCGCGCCGAGAAAATTGTATCCGGCGACACAGACAACAAGCCCCAGAATGCCAATCGTCAAAACATCTGCCACGTTCATGCAGGTTCCCTATGCCCATACAGCCTAATCCGCTCGATCCTGTAGCTGCGCCCGTTCCTGGCGCAGGTGGATCGCAACAGCCTGCACCGTCAAACGGATACGCCTCCGACCTTCTGGCGCGTATGGGAAATCCTACTCCAATGGCGCCACCAGCGCCATCGGCTACGCCCAACGCACCTAAAAACTATGCTGCGGATATTGTTTCCAGAATGGGCTCAAATTCTCCGGTAGCAGAGAACAAGTTCGTTGACGCTTCAGCCATGCGCGGGTTTTCCGACCTGTACGGCCCGAGCAGCGGCAAGCGCATGGCCTCATGGCCGAAAAAGAACAGTGACCGTTACATCGTCACCGATGACGACCCGAACAAGGCGAAAATTCTCGTCCACAGGCCAAAGCCGAAAAAGACCGGCAACAACTTCAACGATTACTTTGTTGCGGTTCCGCTTTCTTCGCTCAAGAACGGCGCTTTTTACGTTGATGGCATGCCGACGTCGCCCGTTGTCAAAGGGCGCGAGAAGACAGACGGACTGAGTGCGTGGGCTGCGTCGAATGCCAATTCAGCGACCTTCGGGCAAGCCGACAAGATCGCCGGAGCTATCAACGCTACGGTTGAGCAGATCGCCAACCGTTATTCCTCTCGTTCGCCTGGCGCGCCCGCTTCTTCATGGGGCGAAGCCTATGAAAAGTTTCAGGGTAGAGCGCGCGAACAGATCGCGCAGGCGCGTCAGGATGAGCCGGGCTGGTCAGCGGTAGGAGACGGAACGGGGTTCATTGGTCCCGGCGTTGTTGTGGGTGGCGCCACGGCAAAGCTTGCGGCGCCTGTCGTCAACACCATCACGCGCATGGGCGGCGCCCCCGCCAACATGCTTTCCAAGGTGGTCAGCGGTGGATTGCAGGGCGCCACGGCCGGCGGGCTTTACGGCTATACCGTCGGCGCGGAGAATGAAGCGCTTGACCGTGGGGAGGCATCTCCCGAACTGTTCGCGCCTGAGCGCGCTCAATCTGCCCAAACCAATGCGGTAATTGGTTCAGCTTTCGGCGGAGCCATGCCACTGCTCGAGCCGTTTGTGCGGCCGGCCATCAATGCGCTGTCGAACGTGGGTTCCAAGCTTCTGAACCCCATTGCACCGGGTATTGCAGAAGCAAATACGCGGCGGATTGCAACGGACGCTGCGCGCAGATCGCTTGAGCGTTCCGGCATCATCACGGTCGATGATTTCCTGAAGCGCGCGGCCAAGTATGGCGACAAGCCTGTGATGACCGGCGAGTTGGGCCAGAACACTCTGAGCAATCTTGTATCGCTGACGCGACAGCCGGGCACGACTGCGGAAAAGGCCACCGCCATTCTTGAAGGTCGCGTTGCTGGCATGCCGGGCCGCCTGCTTAAGGACATCGCGGACGAAACAGGGCTAAACCCTGATGACGTTTATGCGTCCTTGGAAGACATGGTGAAAACAAGCCGAGCCAAGGCGGCTCCGCTGTATGAAGAGGCGGAGGCTGCACCGTTCGCAGAGACGGCAAACCTTGAGCGCATTGTCAGGGACGCGCCTATCCTGCGCAGTCTTTATTCAAAAGCCGTCAACCGCGTGAAGAACCAGGCGGTTCCGCTGATTGGGCAAGCCGATCAAATGCCGCCCCTCAAAGTCTATGACGAATTGAAGCAGCTTGTTGACGAAGAGATCAGCAAGCGGCTCGCCAACGGGCAGGGCATCAGCGACATCGAAGGCGTGAGGCAGACACTCCTGCGCGAGCTGGATCTGATTTCTGCGCAGGGCGCGACAGGTGTCGAAAACCCGTCCTTGACGCAAAGCCTTTACGCAACAGCGCGCGAAGCAGGCGGCGAAGCTCCCCGCATTGAAAAAGGTCTACAGGCAGGCGAGCGCGCCTTGCAGAACCGTGGCGTTGCTGACGACATTGAACGGGAAGTGTCAAAGCTGACGGGCCAGGAACTAAGCGCCTATCAGATTGGCGTTCTGCGAAACATTGTGAAAACGGTAGAAAGCGGAAAGCTTACGCCGAGCCGTATCAACAGCCCGGACTTTCAAAAGCGTCTGCGGTCTGTTTTCGGCAATGCTGCGGCTGATGGCATTATCAAGAAGTTCGGCATAGAGGCGAAGCTTTCGCAGACTGGCGCGCGTATCAATCCCAACATCAATTCGGTGACAGCGGTCGCCTTGAACGCCGGGCCGTCAAAAACTGGCGATGCGCTGATGCAAATGGGCCAGAGCGCGGCGCGCGGCAACATCAAGGACACGGCTATTGGCGCCGTGTCGGCAATGGTGAATTTCCTGCGCCGGCAGGGCTATTCAGAGAAGCAACTGGACGCGATTGGGGACATTCTCACATCCGCGCCAGATGATGCTGCGAAAATTCTGTTTCCCGGAAAGACGCCTCGGCCTGGAAGCATTCCGCCTACTGTTCCACCAGCGGGAAGCGTCCGGGAAAATCCGCGCACTCCGCAACTCGCGCCGCCTGTCGCTAGCGTTCCGCAGAACCCCCTCAACGTGCAAGCGCCCCCGACGCCGCAGGGACCGCCGACAAACGCACTGGCTCCACGCAGGCCAGAGCAGGCGGGCTTCGGAGGCAAGTCCCTTCCTATGGATGAGCCATCTCGAATGCAGAGAGCGAGAGAGCAGGGGTTTGATGTCGATACGCCGCTGTATCATGGGACGGCGAGCGACTTCGAGGCGTTTGACCGCAGCAAGTTTGGCAGCGCGACAGACGCACGGAGCGCAAAGCTTGGCGTGTGGTTGACGAGCAGCCCAGACACGGCGGCAGGATATGCCAAGCTCGCTTCTGAAGATACGCCTGTATCCAAAATCCTCAAGCTTGCCGAGGAGGCTGAGCGCAAAGGCAATTGGGACGAATACGCGGCGCTTACTCGCGCGGCTGAGGCCAAGGAACGCGACATCGCAAAGAACGGCGGTCGCGGTGCAAACGTGATGCCGCTTTATGTCCGTGGAAAGATCAAGTCCGTTGACATGGACGGGGCCAAATACGACCCTTCCGACACGCCGCTGTCAGAAATGGCAGCGCAGGCCAAAGCTGAGGGATACGACGGGCTCCGCTTGCAAAACTTCTCGGACGAGGGCGGCTGGGGCCGCTACAGCCCGACAGATCATGTTCTGATCTTCGACCCCAAGAACATCCGAGGTAAGTTCGCCAAGTTCGACCCCGCCGAAAGCGGAAGCTCCAAGCTCCTTGCTGGGATGGGAGGCGTGATGGGCCTCGGCGTTCTGTCCGCAGGCGCAACGCTGCAACGCGACGAAACGCCGAAGCCTAAGAACTAATCCCACCCCCACCACAAACGACCCGGCCCCGCTTCGCAGCGGGTTTTTTTGCATTGGAGCCGATGAATGGCCGCGACCGGAATTCCTGTATATATCCCCGCCGTAGCAGCCAACGGCACAGTCGCGTCATCGTTCAAGGTCAACGGCTGGGTTCCGACATCGGCCGGCGCACCGACTGCAACGCGCCGCACGTTCTACACCGATGCGGAGCTGACGACGCCTGCGAGCAATCCCGCCACGCTGGGAGCGTCTGGGCGCGTGTTCTACGTCAGCCCCATTCTGGCTTATGCGTTCACCATCACGGACGCTGCCGAGGCGGTGACATACGACACCATCCACATTCCGGCAGGGCTCGATGGCGCAGCATCCGTCAACCCGATCAACGTCTCAAACAATGCCGCGCTCACGGCGCTGACTGCGGGGAGCGGGCTTGTCGATAACGGGGTTTACCAGACGCTTGGCCGCGCCTCCGAGAATGACGGAGGGCAGGGCCTCTGGCTCTATGACAGCGCATCCACGACAACGGCAGACGGCGGGACCGTCCTGGCGATCGACGGCGGCGGGGCCGGGCGGTTCTTCCGCATCCTCGACGTTCCCCGCGTTGTGTGGGTCCAGTGGTTTGGGGATCTGACGACTGCAAGCGGGTTCACGGCTGCGCTGCGTGCGGCGATTACGGCGGCAGGCGTCGGCGGTGAAGTGCATATCCCGTATGGAGTTTACACCTACAACGACAGTTTCACCCCGCTCAGCGCGCAGCGCATCATCGGGCACGGTCTTCCCATTCTGACCAAAGCCGCGAACGTGGCGTCAACGTTTATCATGACGAACGCCACGAGGGCGGTTCTCGATGGTATCTATCTGGCCGGCGCGGGCGGAACTTACACCGGACGTGGCGTCTATATGGGCGCTCATGCCGACAGCTATGAACAGCGCGTCGTCAATTGCATCATTTATGACTTCGCTGGTCCGTGTGTCGAGTTTGATGGGGCCGACGCCGGAAGCAAGGCCGAGATCAGCAACAGCGTAATGCGGCGAACGAACAACACGACCGACGCTGCAATTGTTGGCACGACGACCGTAGACACAGCAGGCAATCGCAAGATCACGGATATCGTCACGGATGGCGGAATTATCGTCGCCGTCAACAAGATGTTCAACACGGAGATTTCTGGTTGTAGCGGAAGAAGTATCGACTTCTCTGGATCGGATGGCATCCAGACGCGAACCCGTGTCTACGGCAACCGTCTTGCGACCACGGGACCTGATCAGGACATCTACGGCAACGATAACAGCATCGTCGGAAACGTCATCGCGGGCGGGCTTGTTCTGAAGGGCGCTGCATCGCGCAACCACATCTCAGGCAATACGCTGGCTTCGGGCGAGGTTCCAGAAGACGAAAGCACGGCTACGGGCGACAATTGCAACTGGATCGATCACGCTGAGCAGACGGTAACGGCTACGCTGACCGGCTCCGGCTCTAACCCAACCACGAGCGCCAAGACCTGCCGAGTTCACCGGAATGGAAAACGGGTCTCAATCAACTTCGCGGCCACGCTGGATGCGGTCGGTTCTGGCACTTACCAGATCGCGCTTCCATCCCCGTTCACGACATGGGTCGCAAAGCACGCGGCGCGCGGCTCTGGCCTGTTCACGGACGCATCCACTGGCAACACTTACAACCTCGTTGCAGTTGTCGCGACAGGCGGGGCCACGATCACCCTCTACACGGGCAACGCGCTGGTGACGGCTGCGGCGCCCGTTACGGCTGCGGCTGGCGACATTATCACCTTTTCCATTGAATACGAGATTTCGTAATGCCGCCCGTTCGTGTTGGGGTCCGAGTTGTCGCTGGTCGAGAACAGGACGCGCGGACCTGTGGGGAAATCCCAATGGGAGTAGCGCCCGGTTCCGAGCGTTCGGATGTCGTGATGGGAAGCCTGCGCATGGGACAGCGGCTTGCCGTCCTCGAAAAAACGCACAAGCCCGTCAGACATTTCGGGAGCGGGCATCATCCACGCAAAACCCTCTTCCTTGCGATAGTGCGTGAAGTTGATCTTGCGGCGGAGCGTGGTGAACCATGTCCCGCCAATGAGTTCGCCTTCACCGAGAACGCCGGCGAGCGTCATGCGATCAACCCATTCCTTGACGATGGACGCCTTCTCCTGACCGAACTGCGGGTCAACCCAGTAGTCATCAAGAACGATCACACAGCCGGGCCGCATGTAGCGCGCAAAGACCGAGAACTGTTCAGCGCAGCGCCCGTCACCGTCGAAGAAGAACAGGCCGATAGGGCCGCAATGCACAATGGCTTCGCGGAACACGCGGCTGTCCGTGCTCCAGCCTTCGAACATGCGGACATGGTCCGAGACACCGAAGGCAGCGACGTTCGCGCGCCAGTCGCGAATGATATCGTCAGAGGGCAGGTGAGGCTGATCCGGATAGCTCCCGCCGCAGTCGATGACGGCGTGCTTCCTGCGTCCCATGTGTCCGCTGGCAAGCGCGATGGTCGATCCGCCGATGTAGGAGCCGATCTCCAGAATGCCGCCTACGCCGTCTCGCGCGAGCGCCTGGAGCCGTTCAAGAACCGGCGTTTCCAACATGCTGATGCGGCGCACTTCAACGAGGTCAACCATGCCCAACCCTTCTGATCAAATCGCTGCCGAATATAACACGCGCCGAATCTGGATGTTCGAAAAAGTTGTGGGCGAACGCGATGTGATCACTCACGTCAAGTGCTCGCTGCGCATGGATGAAGTCCCGTTGCTGGAAGCGGTCGCAGAGCTTCCCGCGCCAGACCTCAATGCATTCGCAGAGTATTGGCAGGACGCCGATCATCCGCTCTGGGAACAGATGCAAGACCCGGCAGGCTTCGAGCAGCCGAAACACGTCCAGCGCGACAAGCTTGCTCCGTGGGCGTGGTCCGTGCTGGACAAGGCCGCGCTTGAAGCCGAGGGCCTTGCCAAGTGGCGCGCGATCCTCGCGGCGCGTCAGGCAGACATCAAGCCAAGCGCGGAGGATCGCATTGCGGCGCTGGAAGCCGCTCTCCGCGAACGTGTCGAGGCCAAGGACAGATCGGTGTTTGCGGAAGCCCCGCTGTTGCCTGCCCCTGATGCGTCAGAAAACCATTTCGCAGACCTCATCCTTGCAGACGAGACGATTGACGATGCGAAAGCGCGCCTCTCGCAGCGTCTCAAGGAGCTACGGCACTACCTCATCGCCCCGGAAATCAAGGTCAACGAGGACGGCTCTGTCGGCCTCACGGCTGGCGAGCAAGCGGAACTGCAAGACCTCGAGCGAAGGCAGACGCTGGGGCGCTGGCTGGAAGCCTGACGCCCTAAACTGAAAGGCTGGGAACAATGGATGACGATTTCAATGAGCGCTTCAAGGCGCTCAAGCGTGAATTGCGTGAAGTTGCGGAGGACTTCGAACAGCTCAGGAAGCGCAAGGCAAACGGAGAAGACGTGGAACAGATCGCAGCGAAGGTGACAGCTATCGAAACCGAAATGCGGACCAAGTTTGCGTCGCTTCAGTCTGACAGCCAGGAAGTGCGCCACGGGCTCCAGAAGCTGGTTGAGGCAATCGACCATCTCCGCGCCGACCTGTCCACGCACAAGCGTGAAATTGCGCAGGTACAGGACACGCAGAAGATTTCGGGATGGTCGCGCATCCCCGTCGCCGGATGGGTGCTTATGGCCGTGGGTTGCTTCGCGGTGATGCAGCTCGGCCTTGAGAGATGGGCGGAGTTTCAGGGGCTGGGCCGTTGAGAGCCCCCACAAAAGCAGAGTGGGCGTCTGCTGGCCGGTGGGCCAAGGACGAAGCCGCGGAGTGGGTCATTGGCTCGTGGGCCTTGATCTTGGGCTGGCTGATTGTCGGCGTCATCTTCTTCAGCTTCCTGCAAATGGACGGCTATTTCAGCCGCGGCCTTGGGGAGAACTCAGGCGTAGACCCTGACCTCTTCATGCACATCGGCTGGATGTTTCGGCTGTTTGCCGCGATTTTCCTTGTCTTCACAGTCAAGCTGAAATCGCTCGGCATGGATCATGAGGCTGCATGGATCAAAGTCATCGGCGTTGTCGTAACGCTGCTGGTTGTGGCTCATGCGCTGGGCTTTGGCCTGAAGGCGCTTGAGGGCAAGCGGTCTAATGCGATTGCTGTCGAGCAGACGGCAGACGTTGCCGCGAAGTCCAATGACCAAGTCATTGCCGAGCTCAAAGAACAAAAACGGGGCATTCAGGAAACGCGGGATAACCAGCTCGCCAACCTGCAATCCAGCATCGAGAAGATCACGGGCGACGGTCTCGACAATGACGATCTTGCGGATGAATACCGCAAGGACCAGAAGACCGAACGCGACAACGCACGCACGGCGATTGCAGATATTGACCGGCGTATCACGGATTTGACCGTCTCAGGCGGCGCAGCGCAGACGGAAGCCACGCAGGAAATTGCCACGACCGAGAAGTGGGCGCCGCTGTTTGTCGGCATCGCTCAACTGTTCACGTGGAACCCGAACCCTGACGATTGGTGGATTTACGTCGCTGGCGTCCTGTTCCTCGCATTCTGGATCATGGTGGGCGACACGATCTGCATCTTCATGCCTCACGCGCTCTACAAGATGCACCTCGCAGACGCTCGCAGGCGCAAGGCGCAAGAGAACGGATCACGCGGGGGTCGCACCACATCGCGCCGCCGGCTGATCGAAGACATGCGCAAGGCACGAACCGAAACCAAAGCCGATCTCTCGGAGGACAAAGACAATGGCGATAGAAATTCTCCGCCGCAGGCCGCCGAGTGAGCTGTACCCGTCGAAGGCCGCGCTAGACCTTATCCGGCACTTCGAGGGGTTGAGCCTTACCGGCTACCTCGACCCTATCGGCATCCCGACCATCGGATACGGCAGGACCGGGCCTGTAGCTGTCGTGGGCAAGCGCATCACGCTGTCAGAGGCCGACGCACTGCTTGACGAAGACGTGGCACGACACGCGCAGATTGTGCGGGACCAGATCACAGTGCCGCTCACGCAAGGCGAGTTCGATGCCCTCGCAAGTTTGGTCTTCAATCTAGGCTATATACCCAAAAGCCTGAAAGCCTGCCTCGTTGGCGGCGTGACTGACGCGGGCAAGGTGATGACGCCGGGAAGCTACGGCTCCGCGCTGTTGCAATTCCCGCGCAACTGCCGCGCAGGTGGCAAGCCGCTCAAGGGCCTCTACCGGCGAAGGCTGGCTGAGGCGTGCCTGTTCTGCGACCTCCCGTGGGAGAACGCCTGTTCGATCAGCGTGGTCCAGCTAT